TAGAAGGTATCTTAGACGCTGGTAAAGCAAGCGTTGGATCAACTGATTATTCCAGCTACGCAGGTGGCTTAGGCAGAATTGGCGCAATTTATAATGCAATTACCGATATTCGTGTAAATGCTTTTACTGAGCCAGATGCTGTTGTTATCCACCCTAATGATTGGGCGCAAATCGTACTTCAATTAGATGAAGACTTTGCAGGCACAAGCTCTGCTGGATATACAGCTAAAAGCCCTGTATTTGCTAGCGCAGGTGGTTTTGCTGGAGGAGTAGCTAATCAATTGTGGGGACTTAAAGTCGTTCCTTCAACAGCTATTTCCGAAGGTACCATGCTAGTTGGTAAATTTGGTGGTGGAGAAGCTGCACATGTTGTCATGAGACAAGGTATTGACATCGCAGTTTCTGATTCACATGGTGAAAACTTTACAAAGAACATCATGGTGATCAGAGCTACAATGCGTGTTGGATTCCCTGTTTACAGACAAGCAGCATTCCATAAGATCACAAACGCTTAATTTTATTAAGTAGTTTTAGTATGGGGGCTAACGCCCCCATACGCATTTAAGAGGCAAAAACCCAAAAAGTATTAAAAGTAAGTTAGGATTAAATCATTATGGCAGAGAAATTTATAACATTAGAGAAAGATTTATGGCAAATGGGCGATGGATCCTTTTTTGAAGGACCTAAAGCTGAACTTCCAAAATCAAATGCTTCTAAGTTAGGTGGCGCTGGTAAAAGCTACCCAGAAAGTTATTTGAAAGAAATTGGATATATTAAGCCAGAAAAGAAAGTTTCTAAAAAGAAAGTTGAAAATAAGGCTGTTAAGCCAAAAGATGTAGAAGATAAGTAAGGAGATCCTAAATGGCTCTCTGTAGTTATTCTGATGTAGAAGCTATTGTCCAAATTGACTTTAGCTCTACATTACAAACATCAATCACAAATAATATTATTCCATTTGCTGATCAGGTTATTAAAACATATTTAGGTTATGATATTGAATTAGCAGATCATACAGAAATATTATTCGGTGATAATATCAGGGAACTTGCTTTAAAGCATATTCCTGTAAATTCGATAACATCAATCACTGAAGATGGTAATAGTTTATCAGAGGGTAATGAATCTGATTATGTTTACCATAGTAATGGTAGAGTCGAAAGAGTACTAGGTCGTTGGTCTGGTGCTAAACCTAAAAACATCACAATTGTTTATAACGCAGGATATTCTACAATTCCTGACGACATAAAGTTTACAAGTGCAAGAGTTTCTGCAAGAATTGTCATGTCTGCCTTAAACTTGAGCAGTCAAGCTAAGACAGGCACAGTTGAAACACATTTAAGTGATTCAACTAATGGGGCTACTATGACAAATGTAATTGAAGAACGCATTGGAGATCTTGCTGTGAGATTTGCTGATCCTTTAGCATATTTCGATGGCGAAGTTCTCAAGCAATCAGATAAACTCTTATTACAACCATATAAAAAGCAGGTATTCGTTTAATGGATCTTGCAACATATGTGTATCTAATAGGATTTCTAAACTATCACGGTTTAATGTCTGTTTACCTAAATAATTACACAAGAGAGAGAGTTGATATGGAAAGTTATGTCAACCAAAAATTTAGTGAAATTATTGCAGGTGAAGAGTGGAATATAAAGAGGAATCTCTAAGTAATTTATTAAGATTACAAGAACTATGGTGGCAAGTCGATGCCAACTGTAAAGACGCTGATCCAGACATCTTTTTTCCTGAAAGAGGTGCAAGCACTAGACAAGCAAAAGAATTATGTAATTCCTGTAAAGCTCAAGAACACTGTTTAGAATATGTAATAGTAAATGCAGAAAAGTTTGGAATATGGGGTGGCTTATCTGAAAGAGAGCGTAGGAAAATTCGTAAACAAAGAGGATTAACTAGAAAGCGTAGGAAAAATGCCAAGTAGAAGATTGCCTAGTGTAGAAGAAGCATATGAATTATTTAAAAAAGATCCATATAAGCGTTTAAGTGAATGGGCTAAAGAATGGGACTGTTCACACGAAAGAGTTAGACAGTTAAGAGATCAAGCAGGATTTCCGAAAATATCAGAAATAGATTACAAGATATCTAGGAAAGTAGTTGAAAGAATTAGATCAGGTGAATACACATTAACTAGGCGAATTACATATGCTGACCTTCCTATTGGTTATGAAAAGTTTGTAAGTTGGTACGAAGAGGATCCAGCCATATATCTCGCTGTTCTTGAGGCTCAACAATGGGCATATAATCAAAAAATGAACCCTACTGAAAAAGTTTGTGAGGGCTGTAAAGAAAAAAAGCCTATTGATCAATATAAGCGATCTGCTAAATATATTGACGGATATTCAAAATATTGTAAAGATTATCCAGATTGTACCAACATTGATATAAAAGAAAAATTAAATAATTTAGAAGATATGCGTAGCAGGTTAGATAAACTTAGAAAAAGTTTAGATACCTAAAAAATAGCTTTTAATTAGTAAAGTATAGGTATGTCTTACAACTACCAAACATATCTAAAAGAAACTGTCGTATTCCAATCTGCTGGAACATCTACAGTCGATGAAAGAGGATTGTATAATTCTGATTGGGTTGATGATATTACTACAAAATGTCGTATTGATCCAAGGACATCAGATGAGGATAGTGGAACTAGAGATACTGAAGTATCTGAAATTGATATCCATATTCCTGCAAATGTAAATGTAAAAACTTCACACAGAGCAGTATTGAATAGTAAATATTACGATGTATTGGGTATTGAGGAAAAGAAAAATAGATATTCAAACCCAGTAATCAAAACAGTCACAATGCGTAGGAGTGGTTAATGGGTGTAAAACAAATAAATCCTTCAAAAGTTAACAGGTTTAGAAATTTTTTATACAATACTTCATCAGCAAGATACGGAACTGGTAACTTAATATCTTTAAATGTTTATCAAAATAATTTAAGAGGTATTCGTAGGATTTCTCTTACAACAGCAAGGCTTACTTCAGATTTAAAATCTATATCACCTGGTGGTCAGGGTATAAAGTTTAGGGTAGGTCGTAGAGTTGCAGGTCGTATTGCTGGTAAATTTGGTCAAGCTGTAATTCCACAGGGTTTAGGATTTGCGTCACGATTAGCTAACAATTTTTACGGTAGATATGTTGGTAGAGAAATACAACAGTTCTTTAATAGAAAAACACAAATTCAAGCATACATAAATGGATATGCTATGACAGAAGAAGCCAAGAAAGCAATTTTACTAGAACCTAAAATGCAAAGGCAATATCAGGCAGCAAAGTTTAGTTATGAAACTTCTGGCGTTAGTGTGTCGGAATATAGCCCAGTAAAGTTTTTGTCAACTATACAAGCATATATGATTGGTTTAAATTCAGGTGGAATGGCAGGTGCGCCTATTCTTTCTGGTTCATTAATTGATAGTATTAATAATCGTGGATTTACAACTAATGATCCAGAAGCGCTAGTTGCAGGAACTATTACAGTAGGATCTTCTGAAGGTAATTTTGGCGATGTTGCTGATCTAGCACCTTATTGGTGGAAAACAATATACAAAGGTGCATTTTATGATCTTCGTAAATTTGGAATTAATAATCATAGTCAGTGGATAAATTCTAGTAAACCTTATTGGTGGGGACATGCAGTTAAAATGGCTATAGCAGACGAATTACCTAAAAGATTAGAAGTTGCTACTAAGCATATAGAAAACTGGGAGTTTCAATTTAGACCTCAAAGTGCTTTAACACCTAAATATTTACAACCAGGTATTCCTAAAGGTGGTTGGAACTCTTTTGAGCTTTCAGCTAGAAATGTTACAGATGAGGATCGTAGTTTATTAAGAGCAATGGGGTATGAAGCAGGTGTACCAGGAAAGATGAGATAATGCAAGGAATTGAATATGCAAATATGCCACCTGACGCTGAAATTATATTTCGCCAATGGTTATTAGATCAAACAGCAATTACAGATCTAATTAGTACAAGAGTTGCTACAAGGCTACCTTTAGAACCAACACTTCCATTTGTTGTCATAACTAATAGAGGTAGTGCATTAATTAACCCTGCAAGCCAAACAGCTATCAATGAGTCAGATTTTTCTATTGATTGTTATGCAGGTCGTTGGGGTGGAGATGGAACTAAACCAGAGCCAGATTATTCTACAGCTTCAAATGTAGCACAAGTAATATCTTCACAAATATTTAAAGCTGGAAGTTCAATGGTGGAAACTTCTGGTGGAACTAAAGCAAAAATATATGGTTTTGAAATAACTTCTATGCCTACAAGAGTTGAGGAAGAAGAGATACTCGTAGCTAACTTTTCTATAGGCGTAACTATGTTCTATAGACATTCCGAATAACACTAATCTGCAAATTAATCCTCTAATATATTGCTTGAGGTAAATTATGGCAAATAGTAAAAAGATTAAAGTTAAAGTTAATCCGATCTATCCAGCAGATAGTATTGGTGACGCTATTACTGGTATTAAATTTACCAAAGATGTATGGGAAGAAGTAAGCCTTAAAGACTGGAGTAGGTTAAAAGAATCCAGAGGTCGTATGTGGGATCATAGCATGCCAAGATTTATCACAGAAGATCAAGACTGGAAAATTACAAGAGTCAAAGAATCTGAATTGACTATAGACAATATGGTTGATCCAGTTGTTGAAGAGCCTGACATTTCTGAAGATTGGTATGGATCCGAGGAAGAGTAAAAGATATGTTTGCAAACATATTAGAAGTATAAGTTAGGAGTATTGTATGTCAACAACATCATATAATACATCAGGTACAATATCTGATGTGCTTATCGGCACAGGTGTTTTGTATGCAGCTAATAAAGGAACAGCGTTCCCAGGTGCAGACAGCACTACAGCTACTGAGTGGGCAGAAATTGCCTCTGGGTGGTCAGATGTTGGTTATTCCGAAGATGGATGGACTCTAGAGTACGATAAGTCTTTTGAGGACATCATGGTTGCAGAGGAAATTGATCCAATTAAATCAGTTAAAACTGCACAAGAAATAAGAATCACTGGAACACTAGCTCAAGCAAGTTTAACAAACTTAAACCTTGCTTTTGGTGGTGGAACTCTAGATGAAGATGACACAGCATACGGAGATGGATATGACACATTAGTGCCACCAGCTACAACTGGTTTTAACGAAAAGTCATTATTGTTAGTAACTGAAGGTGCCTCTGGTGCAATCAGACACTTTCAAATTCCTAGAGCTGTCAATGTTGGTGCATTTTCTATGGCTCATCAAAAAGCACCTCAAAAAGTGCTTATTGCTGTTGAGTTTAAAATTCTAGTTCCAGATTCAAGTTCAACATCTGTTGGAACAACTGATGGAAAAGAAAATCTATTTAGAATAGTAGAAAATACTAACGGCTCAACTGAAGGAGTTGTTAACTAATTCGCTTTAACGATGGGAGGAGAAACACATGAGTAAGCGTTTTAAAGATTTTAGTGCTGCGAAAGAGGGCGTTAATAAGGAACCAATTGTGATTGGGGTAGACGGAGAAGAATTTACTTTTCCACCTTTCCTTACAGCAGAGACTGTTTTAACACAGTTAACATGGCTGGAAGAAGATGGCTCAATCGCAGCACCAAATCTACCAAAATGGTTTGTCGCAATTATGGGACAAGACAATTTTGATAAAATATCAGCAAAGGTAGATCTACCTACATTGCAAGAAATATCACAACATCTTATGTCTGAATACGGTATGACACCAGAAGATCTTAATGCTGTACCAGTTGAAGACGAGGATGAGGGTGATAGCCCAAAATAAGTTATTCAATTGATGACATACTAGATAAATGGTCAGCAGTTGAATCAGACTTTATAAAAATATATAACATATATGAACCATTAGAAATTGAATGGCGCAAATTTTACAGATTGCTTGGTACAATTCCTATAGATCAATCATTATTCTTTGCAGACGCATATAAGGCAATAGTGGATGGTGATGATCCAACGGAAGCATTGTCTAAAGATCCACCAAAAAATTGGTATAAAGAGGAACTAGACAAACGCAGAGGTAGATCGAAAAGGCAAAGAGTTGCCACTTCCATAGATGATATGATCACAGATCAAAAGAGAATAGGTAAAGAAGATGCCCCCACAAGCTAAGGTTGGATTTCTAAAATTAATGATCGGTGCTACACCAGTAGGTGATGCACTTCGTAATGACATACAACAAAGTGGTCAGGCTATGTCCGATGCCACCAAAAAACTTCAATCAGCGCAGTATGCAATTATTTCAGGTGCTTTAGTTGGTATAGCAGCAGTAACATTTGAATTGATAAAAGCTGTACAAGCTACAGCAATGTTTGAAAGTGCTTTTGCAGGAATAAGAAAAACAGTAGAGGCTAGTGAGTCTCAATTTGAAGATTTATCAAGATCTATTTTAAGAATGTCAACAACAATACCTGTATCAGCAGGTGAGCTGGCAAGAATTGGTGAGTTAGGTGGTCAGTTAGGTATATCTGTACAAAACTTACCAGAATTTATTTCTACTGTTTCTACTCTTGCAACTACTACTAACTTAACAGTTGACAATGCAGCGCTTGGTCTTGCACGACTTGACGCAATTGCTCAAACTAATGGTGAAACATTTTCTAATTTAGCTTCAACAATTGTAGATCTTGGTAACAACTTTGCAGCTACTGAATCTGAAATTATGACAACTGTTTTGCGTATTGCTCAGGCAGCAGCACAGGTTGGTGCAACAACACAAGATGCTTTAGCTTTTGCAACTGCACTTCAAGCTATTGGTGTTCCAGCTCAGGCTGGTGGTACTGCTGTAGCTCGTGTATTTCAGAGTATTCAATCAGCAATAATACAAGCTGGTGAAGATGCAGAAATATTTGCTAAAGTTGCTTCAAGATCTGGAAAAGTAAGTGCTGAAGGTTTTGCACAAATGTTTGGTGAGGATCCAGCTTATGCAGCTCAATTATTTATTGAGGGCTTAGGTAATATGAATGAAGCTGGTGAAGATGTCATAACAGTACTTGATAAATTAGGATTATCACAAAGAAGAACTACTCTTGCGATATTAGGTTTAGCTGAAGCAGAAGATCTATTAGATAGAGCAATGAACACTAGTAGAGATGCTCATGAGGCAAATACAGCAGCTACTGAAGAGGCTATTAAAAGATATTCAACTTTAGAATCTCAGCTACAAATAACAAAAAATGCGTTTAACGAGTTACAGGTTCAAATTGGTGAAAATGTTGCACCAGCAGTAAAAGGATTTAACGATATTATTCAAGAAACAATTATAGGTTTAACTAATTCTGGTGCGGCATTTAACATATTAGTAGGATCAGTAGCTGTATTCTCAATTATGATCTTAAGAGCAATTGCTCATATGTACTCTATCAAAAAAGTTTTAAAACAGTTACAGTTTTCTTTTGCTTATGCTTTTACAGGACCAGCAGCTTGGATTGCAGCTATTACAGCTGCGCTTGCATTTTTAGCAATTAAAATTGCTAACGCAAAAGGCGAAATGGATCAGTTGGTCAGATCCGTGGAAACATTTGTACAAGACGGTGATATAACAAGAAATACAATAAAAGGTTTAATAGATACAACACAAGAATTTGAAAAAGCACTTCGAGGATACAACGAAGAAGCAAGAAAAACTATCAAAGAAAATCTTATAAATAATTTAACAGGTACACCAGAAGAGAGGCAAGCATATATAGACAGTATTGAAGAAGTCATTGATAAAAATGAAGATCTTATAAATGTAACAAATGGCTTGTTAAAGCATGCTTTTGGTAGAGATATGCGAGAAGCTGTTAGAAATGGAACAATGGATTATGAAGAATTTGTAGCTGAAATGGAGCGTATCAACAATCTTTCAATTGCATCACCGTTTAGAAATATGAGTGAAGAATCATCACAAATGTTATTCCAAGCATTTAAGATGTCAAATTATAGAGGCTACCTACAAGAACAAGAAAATAATTTAAGAAATCAAAATAGATTGTTAGAAGATGAATTAGGTATAGCAAAAGATCTTACTAAAGCTCTTGAAATTTATGAAAAAAATAGAGATGAAAAAATAAGAAATGACGCAATAGAAGCTCTTGGTATAGATAAGTTAGCTGAAGAGGGAACACATTTTAGATATGTTCAAGAAGAGCAGATAAAAGCCTACATAGAAAATAACAAACAACATGATGAGGCAGCTAAAAAATATCAAGAAGAACGAGAGGCTATCTTAGAGCTTGATACAGTTTATTCAACAATAACTGACAATATTAAAAAGAATACAGATAGTTTTGTAGCAAGTCTTGAGGCTTTGCCTGAA